ATCTAGGTCAAGGCAGATGCGCGTATAGGGCGGCCCGTCATTGTTAGGCTCTAGGAAGTAGTCAGTACTTGCAATTGCTACACCACCAGACGTAAGCGTGGTAACTGAGATGAGTTCGTCTTGCTCCAAGTACAGTCGCCATGCCCTGGCGTATTGGAAGTTGGGCCAATCGAAATAGCGCGTGCCAGTCCAGGGATAGAACTTCCTGTGGAGGATTCCCTCAACCGTTCTGCTAGCTGAATCAATCGCATTGTCAACTTCTGTATTGCTACGCGCTGTCTCTTTGATGTCTAGCGCGTTCTTTATGTTCTCACGTGTTGCGTAGAATACGCCCATGACTCACTCCCTTAGTGGCTTAACGACAAATAGCCGTGTTCCCCCCGGTAGAGGAACACGGCTATTCGGAATGCAAGACAGAATACACCACTGTCTTAATTACGACGTGTCCCGCATTCTTGTCTTGCATTCTGACCTAGCCCCATATAGGGACGAATTACGGGTCTGTTCAGTTATGTAATGCCGTTGCCATCACGCGGATACTGCCAACCATCGAAAGGACAATAGAGCACGCTCTTAGGTCCATTGATTAGTGGCTCACCATCATTCGGACAACTTACGGGTGGCTTCCCTTGAGTAGCTCGTCTATCGTCGGCGTCGGACTGGAAGATAGAGAGGAGTTGTTCCCAACTGATGGCACTACCTCCTCAACTTCTACCGGCAATTTAGACTCTGTCTCACCCAGGGTGTCTTCAAAGTCCCTGGTAATCCAGCCGTCTACGTCACCAGTAACTACAGTTTTACGCGGATAGTTACTAGCCCCACCGTGCTTAGTGATCTTAGGCATTACGCCTCATCAGCATTAAGCAGATCCCGAATGCGATTAGCCACTGTCAGATCAGGACAATGCACGTATAGCGTGTAAGTCGGATCATCAGTGATTACCATAACGGATGGGCCAGGCAGATAGGCTGTTACATAAGTATTGGCCATTACGCAGCCGCTACTAGAGTCGCGCCCGTAGTAAGCGGAATCCAAGTGCAGTACACAGTCATTGCACCATCTACAGCAGTTCCGGCAGAGTCAATCTCTACAGTACCTGTAGAAACAACGGCTCTGACTACCTGTCCATTACGCTGGAAGTCAGAGGCACCATCCGTCTGGGGACAACCCCCAAGAACGGTACCCGCTGCTGTGTCCGTAGTACCGAGGTCACCTAGCAGAATCGACGCTGTATCTCCTGTAGACGGATTGGCTTGAATAGTCACCGTGTTAGCGACTGTGATAGCAGTAGTCACTACTGCCCATAGGGCAGTGATAAGAACTTCCCCGCCAGCAATAGTAAACAGTGAGGGAGTAATATCCTCATCTAGTGTGCCAGTTGCCTTGCTTACAGGTGCGCCACCTAGAAGCAGATTGCGGAACTGGTAACCCTGCTGAATAACTGACATAGCTTACACCGTCCAAGCTGCGAGGTTCTCAGGCTTACGCTGAACCTTAAGGCTAGACATAATGGCAAGAATGCCACCGATCTTTGCCTGGGTAGAGTCCGCAAGACTGAGAGAAATGTACTCATAGCCGTCGGTAAGCTGACTGGCGAGAACTTCAAACACGTAAATCTGCTCTACCTCTGCGCCAGTGTTAGTTACCGTAACATCACCGGCAGTCTGAGTAACGCGGGTCCAAGTCTCGTCACCGTCAAGAGTGGTCTCTTCCTTAGAGAACCAATCTGTAATGATGTCCAGATCCTGAGAAGTGCCAGAAGTAACGGCATCGTGCTCTTGCAGAGTGAATACCAGATCAGCACCGGCAGTGCCAGCATCTCCGAAGAAAACGAAAGTGCAGACTTCCGCATTCTTCATGTTGATACGGATACCCGTATTCGCAGCGGCATTAGTGTCAACAATGGAAAGCGCATTCGTGATATCGAATGTCTTTCCTAGTGCGCGTGCATCGGTCGTCATTCTTTGTTCCTCTCACGGACGGGGTTCTAATGCCATCCGAGTAAGGCCGCCCTAAGGGTGTTAATGCTTAGGGCGGCCGGACAATTAGGCACGTGCCTCAAGCTGAACGAACGGGCTCAGTGTCGGGCCGTTGTTCTTGGGAGTAATGGCGCTGTTGATCCACGGGCGACCGTCAACACGGCTGATGATACGGAAAGCCGTAACGTCATCCTTGAAGCGGAAGTGCTCCGAAGAACTGGTCTCCATTGACTGCCTGTCGCCAACGAAGTAGTAACTCAGGTCAACGAAGCTGAGGTCCCCAGCGTCTCCCAGTAGACCAGTCTTCTCAGTGAAGATGACAGGACGTCCCAGGATGGTCATAGGCGGACCCTCAGTACCGTTGTTCAGCCAGATAGCCGAACCACCAGTACCGACACTCAGAGCCATCGTGGCAAGCTCGGGGAAGGTATCCAGCGAGGCAACCCAGACAGCACTACCCAGGGAGGTAGGCAGCATCCGGGCATACATCTTTACGATGTTCTCCCAGACAATGGTATCTGCAAGCTGACCGGCTTCCTTAGTCACCGAGATAACGGCAGAGCCGTTGCGGTAACCAAGAGGCTGCCCAACACCATTGCCATTGATGAAAGCGTCATCTTCAAACCAGGCCATTGCCTGGGGGAAGGTCTGCGAGAAGTAGGCATCCGCAGCCATGGTGTCCCGCATAAGCTCATTCGGCATTTCGGTGTAGCCGGTGAGCTTGTGAGCTTCCATCTTGATGCGCTGGAAAGTCGCTTGCGACTCAGTAAGCGTTCCGCCTTCTTCCGTCCAGTAGCAGACAACGCCACCAAAGACAGACGAGACATTCGACGTGCTATCGAATGCAGGAAGGGAGAGAGTAAGCGTACTCATGGGAATGACGCGCGCACGAGACCTTACAAGAGTTCCCTCAAGCGCGATGCTCATAAGCTCACTACGGAATTCCTCCGGAATGAGAAAGCCACCATCCGCAGGAACGTTAGAGCTGTAGTCGTTCCAAATCTTTGCAGCCTGGTCACGCTTCTTACTCAGGTCCGCAGCATTGCGCAGTGAGCCGCCCTTGTGCCAAATGGCCTGAAGGAAGTCACCCGCATCATCAAAGATGCCGTCAAGCTTTACGCCAGGGGCACGTTTGTTATAGCCCGTTCCCTTGTTCTTGCTAACAGGACTGAAAGGCTTCATGCCGAAGTCAATGCGCTTCGGGTTGAGGCCTTGCTCCTTTAGCCACTCATTGAGGACTAGGTCAGTCTCTGCCTTGACCTGCTTACCGAACTCCTCATGCTTAGCCTGGAAAGTATTGGCGTAGTTCTTGACCAGTTCATTGAACTGACCAGCCTCAAATACTTCCTTGAGCTTGGCAGTGTTCGCCAGCATTTCCTCAAGCTGAGTGGCGTCGGTAGGAATGGTAATCGTAGGTGCCATTAGTGAAACACTCCCTTCATTGACTGTGCGACATTATCCCAATCAATGGGAGTGTCTTTCTGAATTGCAGGATCAGGTGCATAGAACCGACCTGCGTAGTTATACATACTCAGATCGAATGCGTCAGTAGTTGCGTCGGACTGGCCTTGTACCTCATCAGCCAATCCGACTCGCACAGCTTCCTCTGCATTGAACCAAGTCTCAGCGCGCATTAGGTCACGCCAAGTGTCCACCAGTCCGCCCGCACGCTCTGCATAAACGCTAGCGATATTGGCGGAAGCATTGTCTAGCTGCATTGCCTTGTGCTGCATCTCAGCAGCGTTACCGGCAACGACACTGTGACCCTCATGAATCATCATGGTCGCGTTCTTTGCCATGACTATCTTGTCACCGGCCATGGCAATGACCGAACCAATAGAAGCAGCGAGCGCGTCAACGATCACCGTCACATTACCGACATAGTTCTTGAGTGCCTGGTAAATGGCAATGCCGTCGAATACTTCACCACCCGGTGTATTCATGTGAACCGTAAGTTCTTTACCACCCAGGGAGGCAAGATCCTTGACAAGACTTGAGGCAGTAATACCCCAATAGCCGATCTCGTCATAGATATGCAGTGTCTGCATTCCGTCAATCTCGTTAAGCACGTACCATTTCTTATCCGTGCTATCAGTACGGACCTGAGGAATAGCCCTAGAAAATCGCATTGTTACTCACCTCCCTACTTGCGCTTCTTGACGTTGCGCCTGATGATTGCGCCTCTGCAGTTGGGTGGCCAATCACAGTTCTTGTAGTTCTTGCCATCCGGGTAATCCTCATAGGCATCAGCCTTAGTGAAATACCGCTTACCGTCATTCTTCTTGCACGGCTCGCATGACGTGTCATCGGACTTCTCTTCCGCTACCCATGTCTTGAGTCGCTCGGGGATGTCATTCTCAAAGACTTCCCTGATGTAGTTCTCTAGAACAGGGTCCATATCCTCTTCATCGCCCATGCCCTCATTACTGGGCGGCTTAGGAGGGGGATCCTGTCCAGGGGGTAGTGGTGGCGGATTCTGCCCCGGTGGCTTAGGGACCGGTTCAGGCTTTGGCGGTGCTACTTCTGGCAAGTCGTATCCGAGCATCGGGAGAATGAGCGGAGCTAGCGCGGCAGGGGCACCCTTGATAAGCTCAATCAGGAGTTCCTTATCCGGGTCTGCATCGGGACTACCGAATGCCATCTCAGGAAGTCCTACAGCCTCAAGCACTTCCGGAGCGTAGTAACCGGCAGTAATTAGCGCCAATGCTGCGTCCGCTTTACCCGTCAATTCCTTGCTTGCCATCTCCCTATCTTCGGGGATGTGCTCGCAGTAATCGAATTCCAGGTTAGCCGCGCTTGGTCCGAACATTGGAAGGAAGTCATTGTTAAGCGCTTGCTTGATTCTCTCCAGTCTCGGAGTGATCAACCAACGTGCAAAGGTAGCTTCCGCTGCTTCCGCATTCGCTCGGTTAACCGACTCACTGAGTCCAAGCATGTGCGGGTGAATACCGAATGCCTCACGAATAACCTCACTCGATACCTTGCGCAACTCAACGAATTGCATATCTCGCATTGAGAAGGTTCGATTAACCCACTTACCGCGCTCAATGACGGCTACACGATGCGCATTAGCTACGCCCTGGTGCTGTTCACGCCATCTGCCCGTGAACTCTTTCCATTCCGGATCACCTAGCTTTGTATCAAGCTCAATGATTCCACCAGGCTCAGCACTATTCAGGAAGAAATTACGGTTCCATTCCGCACTGTACTTAGTCGAATCAAGGTCAGTCAGAATGCTCTGTACTGGCCCCATTCCCCGATAGGGATCAAGAGGGTTAGGCATTCGTAGCGCAATGACATCATTAAGCTTGAGTTCAATGCGTTCGCCTTCTGGCGCAAGGTACACATAGCCAGAAAGGAATTCGTCCTTATCAGGAATGGGGACAATGCGATCAGGTCGAATGGGCCAAAGCTCTGCCGGTGGGCCCGTCTTAGTGAATCTGCCAACCAGCCAATAGGACTCACCAGTCAAGTCAACGTGCTGCTGACTCGCCTCAACTAGCTCTTGCCTAGTGAAGAAAGGGTTAGGCTTTTCCCAGATCTGCAATGCGAGATGACGTGTGACTTCTGTCCGATCCTCATCATCACCACTTGCTGACTTGGTCCACAGCTTCCAATCGACTTGTGCAGTGGCATTCGACGTACGGTTCACAATACTAAAGAGTGTGCCGACAGCGCCCATCTGACGCATCTGCTGTTCCATGTCACCGCTAGTCTGCGACCTACCAAAGGTCCACTTACTAGCCCATGACGGAGCATAGGGAACAGGTGTCTTAGAGAGAACGGTGCCAGCAATGACCTTGCTTAGTGACTTCACTACTCACCACCTGTAAGCGCTTCAATGATGAATAGCGAGATGCCCACGGCTAGCACACCCAGGGAGGTATGCAGTGTCCATGCCGCATAGTCAATGCAGCCTAGGCCGGTTACCTGTAGCACCCCTGTACGGACGTCAGACCAACGGGGAAGCTTTGTAGCTGCGAAGCGGGCCAGCCGTAGGGTCATTGACTCACGTGGCTTACGGACCTTCTGAGTACGCGCAAGGCGGTAAGCCTCAATCACTGTCACGCCTTACTCTCCTCTCGGTTTCACATGAAACGAATACTAGGACTGGCAGTTGCCAGTGTGCCCCTTACCTAGCTGACAGTATTCGTCATTATCTAGATGGGTTCCGCACTTCTCTGCCATTACATGAACCTCACACGGGGCTTAGCCTGTAGATCCTTGTCCGCAGTCATGTATCGCATGCCGTCCATACCATGGTCATTCTCTTTAACCGGTTCATCCTTAATGCGACCATTAGGCCCCATTGCCCAGACGTAGCCTACGATCTCTTCTTGTGTGCATGTAGGTCTATCACTATCACGCAATGCCGGATCGACAGTCACCACCGAATCCCGCATCAATGCAATGGAGGAATCCGCTAGCCGGTTCTGTACGGCTTCAATTCCTTCCTTGACTGCCTTGTGTGCGTTCTGTGTGCCTAGTCCTAGTTCTTCTTCTAGTACGGCCTTACCCTCTGCGTCATGATCGCAGAGAATGGCACGCGGTGTAGGCTCAGTCCAGTTGCCATCTTTGTCTTTCATGATTGCGAGGATGTCTTTAGCGTGCTGTCGTACTGTCTTATTCGTATGATAGATCTCGCGATAAAGGATTAGCTTTCCGTCAGGATCTTCTGCCCACCATTGACATACAAAGGGATTCCTGAATCCAAAGTCAATGGCCCAATACCTAGGCCAGTCATTTGGGATATCGAATCGGTCAATGAGATGAACATTCGAATTCCATTCCTCATAAATGAGGCCCTCTGCCGCTGCCCAAATTCCCTTACGCAATCTAAGGAATCGGACACCGGTAAGCCGGTCAAGCTTTCCTATGTAGTCCCTGCCAATGTCCGTTACCGTTCCGTTATCATCGAACAATGTCGGATTGTCTTCGTGCACTGACTGTAGTAGACGCGTCTGCCCCTCATCGGCCCTAGCCTTAAGCCAATGAGTAGGCATATCCGGGTTGCAATCGGCTAGGAGTTGCTGAAAGGATACCTTGCTATTACGCAGACGCGTGGTCAGTGCTTCCCAGTCGGTTACTGTGAGTTCTGTTGCTTCCTGAACATAGATCACGTCGTATTCAGATGACATGATCTTAGTCGCTTTGTCCATTCCACCAATGACAATGACACTGCCATTACTAAAGCGGTATTGCGGGGGCTCTTGACTAGAGCCCCCGAAGTAATAGACATCGGACTGACTAAGATCACAGATTACTTTCTCTCGCCAAGTAACAAGTGCTGTACTACCCAGGGAAGCAAGAGTCTTCCGCACTATGAGGCCACGCATACGAGGATTGAGAACAGCCATAAGAAGTAGCTTCTCTAGGCATGCCCTACTCTTGCCGGTACCAGCCGGTCCCGAGACCAAGACCTCTGAGCCACGCTCTGACCATAGGTCGGCACATGCTCCCCTCGGCGTGTACTCGTGTCTCTGCATGCTTTGTAGGCTTTCCATGCTGGCAATCACACCATGTGTGATCACTACCGATAGTAAGGCATTCACTATGCGTCCTAGTACTACAGGCTTTACAGATCATTGCAGCTTACCCATGTCCACACCATTGA